GCTTGGGCTCGCTCGGACCCTGGGGCAGCCTCTTGAGCGGCTTTCTGCGCGCGGGCAAACAATTGTTCGATCACATCTTGAGGCACTTCAACATCTTTTGCCGCCTCAAACAGTGGCCCTGAGGGGTTTTGTATAAGCTTCCTTTCAGCCCCCGAAACCGCATCCTCCACGACCTTGGCCGCCGCCATCGGAGACGATTCGTCAACTTCCCCGCCTCTAATTTTTTCTATCATTTTTAACAAGGCGCGTTTTACTTGGCCCTGAGACTCCCGCCTTCGCAAGAGCGCCTCCGGAGCCGCCGATCCGCCAACGGCAATAATGTCGGCCATCAATCGGTTCATTCGAGGGTCTCCAGCCGCCGCAAGAGCCTCCGCTGGAGACAACTCAATGTCGTGCTTTTTTGCCTCCTCCATTAACTCTATGGCCTTTATCATCGCATCGCTGCCCTCTTCAGGCAGCCGCTCGGAAATAAATTGGCCCGGAGTCTTCCCCCCGCCTCGGCCCCCTAACGACAAAAGCAAAGCGCTCCCCAAGCTGCCTGCAACTGGGTTGACGCCCGTTTCGGGGCTTCGATCAAGATATTCATGGACAAGCCCAGCCGTGGTCCCAACGCCAGCGCCATAAAAATCAGCATTCTCAGGCGCGCGCTTTAAGGCGTCCAGAACGCCGGAAGGCGGATTCGAGCGATTGGGGTTTGCAAAAGAAGCAAGGTCCGGCCCAGCGTCGATCAGGTCCCGAGCATCTTGTGTCCGCCCCGGCAACCTGCGCGCAACTCGCCCGGCGACATTAATTAAAGGCTTTGCAAGCCCCCCAACCGGAGCGCCAAATTCGGTCGCGGTTCGGACATATGCTCTTAACGCGCTAGCATCTTTTGGGACGGGCTTGGCAAAATTAGATGGATAGCCAATGGCATCAGCGCCTTCGCCCGCTTTTTTTATCCACCAATCGCTATCGTTTAGAATCGCGCCAAATTGGCCTTTCTTAAAGTCATCATAAGCGGAGACATCGCCAGCCCAACCCACCGCTTTGAATATCGCGTTGCCTACGTTTCCCAAGTCGCCAAGAATGCCGGGAGCGCCTACTCCGGCGCGAATAAGGCCGTCCCCCACGCCCGCGCCGATATTAAACGCGCCCTCTAAAAAATCGGTCAAAGCCGTTGGCGAGGCGAGGCCCTCAAGCTCTTTTTGAGCTGCCTCAGCTTCATTGGCGATTTGCTCTTTAGTCTTTCCTTTATTGGCATCACTGTAGTCATCATGAGCCGCAGTATGAGACATCTACTCTCTCCCAAGCGTTTTGCGGGCGGCCAGGGCCTTTGCCCTGATTTCCTTTGCGAGTTTCACTTGATCTATGATCTTGTCGCGCAGCGACCCGCTCAAAGCCTGACGTTGTTGTTCTGGCGAGAGGCCATAATACCACTTGGAGTATGCTATGGGGTCTTGCTTGAACGCGGTGTCAAGTTGCGAATTAGTAAGCTTACTCGGATCTGTGTCCCCAAAACGGGTTATATGATCATAGGATTCCTGGCCGACAAAATTGCGAATATCTTCTAGATTATCTTCAGTTAAAACGCTCCGAAACGGGACCCTCAGAGTTTCAAAAAGCGGCTTATATCTTGTGTCCATGTCTTCTTGCGCGTTCAGGCGGGCTTTCATTGAGGATTGCGCGGCGCGCATTAACTGCTCTCGGACTTCCAGCGTCAAAGGCTTGCCTTGAGTAAAAGCGCCAACAAAACCGCCCACAGAAGTTTCGACGCTTTGCCCCCCAGCCATTGCCTTCGCCTCCCCATCGGTGACCGCCATGCCCGGCTCTAATATCCCGTTCAAAGATTTTATAAAAACGACATTCGACGCTTGGGACAAGTCGCCAGAGTTATAGACCTCCGTCATCGTCCGCCAAGACGTGAGCGCCGCGTTGAAATCGACGGCATCTTTATTGTAATTATCAAACATAGGCTCAGCCGCTTTTTGCAGCGCCGCCGGGTCCACGTTGTCTTGGATTATCTTGAAAGCCGCCCGCATGCCCTCATTGTCTTGCGCTCCAATGGCTGCTTTTAATCGCGTGAAAATTATAGCGCGCTGCCCCTCTGGGAGTTTTAGAATCTGACTTCGAACTTGATTAAGGTAATTCCCCGGCCCCGGCTCCGGCTCCGGCTCCGGCTCCGGCCTCAGTTCTGGCGTGGCCTCGAGTCCAACAGGGCGGATATTTCCAAACTTGTCTCCGGCGGAGAGACTCTGCTCGGTATAGCGATTCGGGGCCCCTTCTTTGAAAAACAACCGAGAGGAGTTTTGCGGATCGGGTGCTTCGGATGCGGCTTTTCGCCAAGCCGCGCCCTTCGGATCAACAACAGCCGCTTGACGATCGGCTTCGTCAAACGAGGTGCCGGGTATGGGCGATTGTACAGAGGCTAGCAGCGGGTCTGGAAATTGAGTCATGTTCGCCGCGCCTGTGCCGTCAAGGGGGGCTAATGGCGTACTGATCACATCTTTTTGATCGGGGCTTAATGACTCGGAAGACACTATATCCGGCCCTTGCCGCGTTGCGTTTGCGCGGGCTCTTGCCTCAGTTGCGGCGTTAGACCCGGCGTCTAAAGTGTCTGGCAAAAGCATCTTGCTCATTTGTGCCCAGTTTTGATTGCTCCTTTCGCTCGCGACCAGTTGGCTTTCTCGCAAACTTTTGGTCGCCAGATCCCTATCCCGAGCGATCGCTCGGGATAGCATCAGATCCTTGTGCGCCTCCGCGCGCATTTGATCTTTGCGCATATCGGTAAAAGCGTCGGCGGCGCCATCCAACGCCGTGCCGAGGTTTCCTTGGGCGGGCATTTGAGCGACAGGAGCGCGAAGCCGAGCCGCTTGCGGGCCTTGAGCGGCAAGCAGCCCCGTGTTGACGTATGGCTGCGGATTAGCCAGCAGCCCCGGAGTCGCAATGTTGAAGTTGATCGCCATTAAAAAACGCTCCTAACAAGCCCGCAATTTACTTTTCAAACGCGACGATTACGCAATCGCCAATCCGCGTTCCGCTTTGCGCAGCTCTCGGTTGACGACCACGTCCATTCCCGCTCGGATTACCCGTTTAAGCAGCGGCTTGTTTTTTACCCATGCGGCAAAGCCCTCGCCGTGAGCCAAATACAAACGCCGAAACCACTCGGGGCATTTGTTTTCGTTAAGCAGCCAATCGCGGAAAATGATCCATTTGGGGGAATCAATTCCGTAGATTTCCCGCGCCACCCAGCATGATGTAATCGCAGCCGCGCCAAGTTTTGCTCCAGCACTCAGCAACCCAGGCAGCATTGATTGGGTCGGCACCGTTTGTCGAGTTGTGGACCCCATCGGAGTCTGGCCCAAAATTGATTGGCCTATGCTCAAGGCGGAAATTGGGTAATTTTGCTCTTCAAGGAACTGTCTATACGCTAAATCTAAATTTTGCTGGTCCATCTGTTGACCCGCGCCGCCCGCTTGCAGTTGCGCGCTTATGCGGCGGTCTTCGTCCGCAGCGGCGGCGGCTGACGCATTGCCGAGCAGTTGGCTCGCTTGCCCCATCTGTTGGCCCGCCTGACCGCGAATTTGCGCGCCCGCGATCCCGCTGCTGATGTCCTGCCCGGCCATGTTTTGCGCGTTCATATAGCCCGCTTGCCGCAATTGCGCAGCCGTATCGGCGGCCTGTTTTCCGAACGCCTCATTCGTCAACGCCCCCTGGACCCCGGCACGACTGCCGCCAAACGCCCCAGCGGAAACGGCTTGATCGTTTACGCCCATCATTGCCATCTGGCGCGCTCGATCGATGTCGGCCATTGATCGCGCGACAACTTGATCCTCATATGGGTTTGCATATGCGCTGAGATCGCTGCCAGCAATTGTCCCCGCCTGGAATTCGCCTTGCCTCGCCGCCATGTCGGCAGAGTTGCGCGCTAATTGTCCCCCAAATTCGCGTTGGCCGAGGTTCATCATTTGCCCAAAGCCGTCTTTCTGCGCCTCATTAAAGTCCGCAATGCGCGGGGACTCATAATTGACGTAGGGCCGATTCATCATGGTCCCGGCGGCGGCGAGTTGGTTTTCCGCAAACCGGCGATAAGGCTCCGGGATCTCGGTTTTTGAGGTGCTAGTTTTCGATCCACCTTTGCTCATGACGCCAATCCTTTTACCAGGGCCTCGCCCGCTGTGTTAAACCCGCGCCGAGCCATTACTCGCCGCCAGCCTTTTCGGCCAACAATTTCCATGCGTTCGGCATTATTTTGCCGCGCCCATTTTTCTATGTCGTCATAAATCCTCAAGCATTCGCGCATATCGCCGCTTGCTAACCAAACGCGGCAAGCGCGACCGGAGAGCGGATACTCATAAAACTCCGTTAGAACGTCGCTGTTTTCCCCGCGCCACCACTCGGCCTCGCCGCGCTTGGTGCTCTCCGCAATGTCGGCTAGAGAATGCGTGTTTCCGGCAAAATCTAGCGCCTTTTGCAGTCGATCCATTCGATCCATCATCGCCCCTGGAGATCTTTGATTAATGTGCCCAGGACGTTTCCAACGTCGGCCAACGACGCGGTCGCCACCGGAAGCACTCGATTGGTCGCCGTCGTCGTCGGCGTAAAATTTCCCGCCGCATTTTCCGCGTTGCGGTCAAATGCCTGATTAAGATCGCGGACAAGATCCGCCGCCCAAATTGGCAGCAATGCTGGATCGGTCGGCGGGTCCGGGAACCTCATCGCGCCGCGTCCAGCAACTCGACATCATAGCGAATTTTGCCAACGCGCCACTGCAACTGCGCAGAATTGCTTGATGCTTTCCACCGAATCTGGCGACCAGTGATCCGCGTGTCTACCGTGTCGGTCGTGCTGATTATGGCATTTGCCGCCCCCGTCGTTTCGGCCCCTTGAGGGTAGATTTTGCTAAATAGCTGAAAGCTTAACGCGTTTGAGCTGTTTGAGTTTGTTAGCACAAAATCTGGGATGGCTTGCCGAATGCTATATAAATTCTCTCCATCGTCAATATAGGCCCCGCCCGTTTCTATGTTCGAGGCCAGCGCATTGCCGTCGTTCCCCGCTCCGGGGATTTCATGGTTAAAGATATTCCCAGACGCATCCACGCCGATCGGATTCAACTCAATCGACCGATCGATATAAGCCGTGCGGGATAGTTCGCCTATCCACCAAACGCCCTGGCCTTCGCCATACGACCAAACCACAACGCGGTCGATTTCATCGCTCCCTGCCGATGGGTAAAACCAGCCGACCTCATTGAATTCCGTATTAGAAAAAGCCACAATTTTTTGACGCTGCGCTAGGTTCAGGCCGGGGCCTTGGGTGCTGTCAAAAACATGGCGCAAAACCGGGCAAGGCAACGACCGGACCACGCCGTCGTAGTATTGGAATTGGCCGTCAGCCATCCACGCAACAAACGTATCACTGGCCGCCGCAGCGTTTTGGCCCAGGACCGGCGCAACCGCCGCCAATTTGGTTAGTTGGAAAACAAACGCCCCGCCGATATGCCGCAGCGAATAGGCCGAGGTGTCTGTGAAAACTACGATTTCGGCCTTTGTTCGGATCGCGCCTCGAATTTCCGACCCGTCAAGCAATCGAACGTCGCCAGCGTCGTTTGTCGCGCTCGCAGTCCAGTTCGCCGTTCCCGATGTCGTGCCCTGGGCCGCCCATTTAATCAGCATCGGGTCCGCCCCACCAAATGCAATCAAATGGCGACTCGGCGGGTTTACCGTGATGAAATTGCACGTCGGCGCGCCCGTTATGATCGCCGCTCGGTCAGAGCTGTTTGTGGCGTCCCAATAATAGATTCCGCCATTATTTCCCGGACACGCAATCAAATCCTCGCCGTAAGCCTCCAGGCTCCAAACCCTCGGCGCCAAAACGATATCGCTGGCCGACCTCGCCGTCCCAAACGTCCCGCCGGAAAATGGCCCGACGCCAAACCCGTATTCAAACGTGCCGTCAGGCTCGCCCGGAACAAGTAGCCCCTGGCTTGTCACGCTCGATCCGCCGCCCGTCGCGCTTGATGTTGCCGCACTCGCCGCCTCAAATGTATAGCTGGTGGCGTTGGGGGCCGTCGCCACGGTGTGGGTGCCGTTTATTGTCAACCCGCCGACCGTCCCACTGGCTCCCGCGATCACGACCCGCTGGCCCACGATTAGGCCATGCGTTCCCGTCACAGTTACCGTCGCATCAGTATTCGTCGTCGCGATAGGGTTTGCGCCTAGGGCAACCGCCGCCGCTGAGATCGGCGTGATGTCGCTGATGACTCCGCCTTGGAGCAACTCAAGGGCGGTGTGCGACCCGCTGAATAGGTTTCGAGTCCCGCTCAATTCCGCCGACGACAGCAACGCCCGAACTTTTCCGGCAAAAGCCCCGCCCGACACTTTATTTTGCCAGCCGCCAATCTGCTCGGCTTTGCCCGCGTAAAAACGCACAAGCGATCCACCAACATAGGAAAATGGCGCGTCGTTCGCCCCTGCGGCCTCATCGGTAAAAATACCCGGCCTGGGTTGGAGCGAGATCATCGTCATCGTAGGACCACCGCGTCGATGGTGTATCCGTAAACGGTGGCGGTTCCCGTACTAATCCGCGCGCCAAAACTGATCGAGGTGCCTCGCCCGCCAGTTGGGGCGTTTAGTGCGTTGACAATGAGAGGCTGATAAATCAGGGCCTGTACGTTACACGTCTTTAAATTTCCCGTGGCTTTAGCCGCGATCATACTGTTCTCCCAGTAACTGGGTAGATTCGCTGACGGTGGCGACCCCCCGTAACCGTTCGCGAAGATCACGGCTGCCAGTGCGGTTGTGTCATCGGTGATCGATGAAAATAGATTTAATTGGATCATTACTAATTCCATCCCCGTTGGGATGACCAGCGTGTCAGCCGCGTGGGAGACCATCCCATAGGGATCGCTGACAATGTCTGCCGAGGCGATGGGCAGTCGTGTCAGAGTTGTCGAGACGCTAACGTCAGTGCTCGTCGCAGTATGAGCAGACGGCAGTCCGGTCACCTCAACGACGTTGGTGCCGTCGCAGCGCACCCAGACCGGGTGCGAGCCCGCTGCTATTTTCACCCCCGTGCCGCCGGATGTTTTGATCTCCGATGTATAGGTATAATCCGTCGTTTGGGTGGTCGAATTTGTGACGCAGTAGAGTTTGCTTTTGGCTGGCACCGTTACCGTTCTGTTGGCCGTGATGGCTCCATTGAGCAGAATATGGCTAGGCCGCGATTGGTTGCTAGCATAATCAGTGGTTGTCAGCGTTACATTCCCCGCCGCTAGCGACACCGTTACGCTCGCAGCAATTGCCTCTTCAATAAGGTCATATTGGGAATTTGTGACTGTGCCCCAAGATCCGGAGTTTGACCCGGTGTCCATTTTTTCCAAGCCGAGAAGCGTTGTCGCCGTGCTCATAATTGCTCTCCGATCTCAATCTCGACCCAGGAAGTGGCTTCTGCGTCGTAGTAGTACACCCCGTCTCCAGGCGGCTGAGGGGGGAAAATTACGGGTAGTTGTGGCCGGACGTTAGATTGCAAATCCTCTGCCGAGGTGCTCAACGCTGTCGCAATCAGATTAATTTTTTCGTCATCGGTCATCGAGGCCGGATCGGTGCCTGGAACGGCAACCATCCCAGAAATCTCTCCCACGGCATCCCCCTCGGTGCCTCGTAAAATCCAAAACAGTTCAAAACCAGAATCACTGAATATCCATTGATAAATCATGGTGTCACCGTCTGGACTGCGCCTGTCATTGATAATTCGGTAAATGCCCCGAACGAAGTGCCACCATCAGTGCTGACTCGCCACATGACTCTGCCGTCTTGACCCGCCGAAGCTATCCCGTTTGATCCTCTTCCATAATTCCCGAAAGCTGCATCGATATCTGTGGCTCCGGATTTTTGAAAATTACCGCTCGCCACGGACACACCGTTTGTCATAGATCCGGAAACATAATCCGACCCCGACGAAAGCAGAAATCCAGATCCGCCGCCACCAGAGTAACCGTAACCGTTGCCCGGTGTGACACCGTCGCTCATTGCGCCGCCGCCGCCGTAATAGCCGCCGCCACCACCGCCTTTCCCATAAGTGTACGCACCCGAGGTGGCGTCGCCCCCAGTCATCGCCGCGCCGCCGTTGGAGCCGCCAGCGGATTGAGATCCGCCCAGCCCCGAGCCTGGGGTGTGAACCGTCCCATCGCTGCCGCTTGTCCCGCCGCCGTAGCCGCCTGTAGTCCCGTTGTTCCCGTCGCCGCCACCGCCGCCGCCACCGCCAGCCATTGCGAGAGCATTCGCTTGATTGATGGTCGAAGCGGAAAAGATTCCTGAAAAACCGCCCCCGGCAGCGGCACCGTACGAGGTTGATCCATACCCATTTCCCCCTCCTGCGCCGCCGCCGCCTTGATTAAGGGTTCCCGCCGCTCCGTCGTTATTTCCACTTCCTGGCGCTCCGCCTTTACCCACAACGACATAAAAGGGCCCCGCAAATGTGGTCACAAAAATAGTG